CCGTTAACGCCGCCGTCATTATGAACAAGCTACTGCAAATTTCTGCTGGTGCTGTGTACACAGACGATGGTGGCACTTTAGAGTTTGACATCAAGCATCGGTATAAAGTGTTAAGAGAAGTAATCGACGAGAGCAGTCAGAAGGTGCTTATATTCGTACCGTTCAAGCACACCATTGACATACTGACAGAGAAATTGCGTAGTGATGGGATTACCACAGAAGTTATACGGGGCGATGTACCTGTATCTAAGCGCACGGATATCTTTAAACGGTTCCAAACAACTGATGATCCACGTGTTCTGGTTATCCAGCCGCAGTCAGCGGCACACGGTGTTACGTTAACTGCTGCCAATACAGTCGTGTGGTGGGGGCCGACACCTTCTTTAGAAACCTATGCGCAAGCAAATGCGCGGGTTCATCGGTCAGGTCAGAAGCATCCATGTACCGTTGTACAGCTTCAAGGGTCTGCTGCTGAAAAGCGTGTTTACTCACTTCTCGACAATAGAATTAATGTCCACACAAAAATGATTGATTTATACAAAGAACTACTTGACTAGCCTACTACTCGGTACTACAGTGTAATTCTCGTTAGTGCAGGAGAGTTAAAATGAGTGACGATGGCGATATTCCTGCGGACAAGCTCACTAAGGCTTACATTAAGATAAGGTCAGAGAGAGCGTTGTTGTCTGCGGAATTTAAGGAGAAGGATGGGTCGTTGGTTCGCCAACAGGATATCCTAAAGAAAGCGTTATTAGACTACTGTGACACACACAATGTCGAAAGCGTACGGACATCTGAGGGTTTGTTTTTCAGGTCTACGAGAACGAAATATTGGACGGGAGATTGGGAATCCATGTACGGTTTTATAAAAGAACACGACATGCCCGAGTTTCTGGACCGACGTTTGAACCAGACCAACGTCAAACAATTCTTAGAAGAGAACCCAGATGTTATGCCGAAAGGGCTTAACATAGATACCGAACACGTAATCTCAGTTAGGAAGAAATAATGGCAGAACCATTTGTGCAAATAGAGGAGTTGGCGAAGCATTTTGCGGTTTCCATCTCTACTATTCGGGCGTGGGTACGGCAGGGACACATCCCTAAAACCACGTATATTAAGATCGGTAATACCTACCGGTTCAACAAAACCTCAGTGACTGAAGCACTAACAAAAAGTGCGCAGGACGTGAATGAGGCACCGATTGAAGAACAGTTAGAGTTCGATTTCGGTACAGACGACGACGTATAAACGCCAGATAAGGAGAACAACATGGCTGAAATATATAAAATTGAAAACGTAGAGGCGCTATGGCCTCGGATTGACCAGACGTATGTCTTCGATCAGAAGGTAAAACGTAGTATGCCTTGCGGTCCACGGGACACTAACGCTGAATTTTCCATAGGTTTTCGTATGGACAACGAAACGGCAAAAGCATTGTTCATAAAGATGAGCCAAGCGTGGACTGCTAATAGAGAGAAGTCTTGGCCAGAGGTGCTAACTAACCCGCTTGTTAAAGACGACAACGGAACATACACTGGCAAGTCAAACATAAAAGGTGCTTACAGCGGTAAACTTACTACTAGGCCGTTACAGGTTGACAGCCAAGGCACTCCGTTGAAAGAAGACTTTCAGCTAACTACGGGTAGCACAGTCAGCGTAGCAGTAACCTTTACTCCCTACTACATGTCAAAAGACAACTGGGGCGTATCTCTACGGTTAAAAGCTGTGCAGGTCATTAAGTATGTTCCAATGGATCAGGCCAATCCGTTTGGTGTAGTAGAAGGGGGCTTCGTACTTGAGGATAACAACCCGTTTGCAGAAGCCGCACCAGCACCTGCCAAAAGCAACAACGTGTTAGAAGCCGCACCAGCGGACGACGATGTGCTTGACGAAGAAGAAGCTCCGGTAAAGAGAACTGCTAAAAAAGCAGCCGAACCTGCTCCTTCTGGTGATGGTGACTTAGCATCTATACTAAGCACTTGGGACGACTAAACGATCCCTTGCCACGGCTATTAATTTAGCCGTGGTTAACCTTACAATGGCGAGTGGTGGCTATGAAAACGAAAAGATTTTTAGATTTAGTATTGGGAGATGACGGTCACTACTGCGTATTTGCAGCTAAAGATGGTGCCGTCAAACAGAAGTTCTTTACCTCTGTACAAGATGTTATAGACGCAGCAAATGATTTCGATGCTAGTGGGCATGACGCTTACTTCGCACTGGCTACGTTAGAAGGAGCGGGTTCACGCAAAGCAGATAACGTGCAATCCATAAAGTCATTCTTCTTAGACTTAGACTGTGGACCGGACAAAGAATTTGCGGACCAAGAGACAGCTATCCTAGAGCTAGGAAGTTTCTGCAAGCGACACAGTTTACCTACGCCTACTCTTGTTAACTCAGGACGTGGCGTACACGTGTACTGGATTTTATCTGACTCCGTTGGACGTGACGAGTGGTGGCCGGTAGCTGAACGCTTAAAGAAGTTATGTGAAGCTGATGGATTTAAGGCTGACCCTGCGGTTACTTCCGATGTAGCTCGTGTGTTACGCGTACCTCTTACACATAACCATAAGAGTGATCCCCCTGCCCCTGTTACGTTTTACGGTATCGAAGCGCCTACTACCATAGGTTTTGACGATTTCTCAGAATTGCTGGGGGGTGACCCGATACCAGTACCTAACAGATACAAGGCCAGCGCCGCCAGCGCGTTCCAAGATGCAATAAACGAAAACCAAAAAGGTAGCTTCAAGCGTCTTCTGGTTAGGACAAACAAAGGTAACGGGTGTGGGCAGATAAGCCACATTATCCAGAACCAGAAAACAGTATCACATGATCTATGGCGGTCGGGGTTGTCTATTGCAAACGTATGTAAAGACGGGGACAAAGCCGCC